CTGGATATTCATTGATGCGGTTCGGCAGAAGAAACAGATCAAGCTGGACCCCAAGAATATCTACCATATGAAGCGGCCCACGATTGCCGATAACGACATGTCCTGGGGCATGCCGATTATCCTTCCGGTGATCAAGGACGCCTACTGGTTGCAGATTCTCCGCAAGGCGAACGAGGCGATCTCCCTGGACCATATCGTGCCGTGGCGCGTGCTCTTCCCGGCGGCCAACGCCGAGGTGAGCCCCTATGTGTCACAGAACCTCTCCACGTGGAAGACTAAGGTCGAGATTGAGGTAAAGAGGTGGAGGCAGGACCCCAACCATATCAGCATAATGCCGATACCCATCGGAACTCAGAACTTTGGTGGTGACGCCAAGCTTCTCCAGGTCTGGCAGGAGGAGAAGGTTCTCCAGCAGCAGATTGCGGGCGGCATCGGCGTGCCCATCGAACTAGTGTTCGGCGGGTTGTGTTTGGGCGCGGACTCTATCGTGACCACGGGTTCTGGCATGATGACCATCAAGGAGATGGTCGAGAGCGATTTCGATGGCCAGGTGGCCACGCTTGAGGGAAAGAATGCCGTTATTGGCAGGTGGAAGACCGCTCCCAAGCGGGCTCATAAAATCACCACGAGGTCCGGAGCCTTCCTGGAGGGCTCGGAAGATCACGAGTTTTACGCCTTGAGGCCCGATGGGGTCATGGGCTTTAGAAAGCTGAAAGATCTTGTCCATGGTGATTACGTGGCCACGAAGCTGGGCGCGGAAATGTGGCCTCAAGAAGATCATGTTTCTGAGGATCGGGCGGCGCTGTACGGCTATATGATCGCCGAAGGGCACATTCGGGAAAAGGGTTCCCAGTTCGCCAATACGGACCCCGACGTGATGGCCGATTTCGTGCAGAAATACGAGACGGAGTTTGGAAAGACGCTTAATATTTCGGAATCAAAGCCGACAGGCTTTGGCCGCAAGATAAAATATTCGGTCTCTATTTGTGGTGACGTGAACCGAGAAATCATGGAGCACTGCACAATAGCGAAGTCGTATGGCAAGGAAATTCCCCAAAGCGTAAGGCGCTCGGGTCGCCGGGTCATGGCCGCTTTTATCAGGGCTTATTTCGAAGGCGATGGCGGGTCGTACAGCAACGAGCACCATGCCACTGTTTCGGCGACCACAACCTCTCGCAGGTTGGCCGACCAGGTTAATGTGGCCCTTGTCAATATGGGCATCTGGAACACCGTGTATGAGTCGGATGATACAAAGAACGGGGTATCAAAAAGACTCAAGTACACGATTCATATTCGTGGTGAGCATATTCTCCAGTTCCTTGACGATATAGGTTTCGTGTCGGACGCCAAGAAGCACGGGCACGAAAGCTGTAATCTGGAGGGCGGGACGTTTGACACTACAGAACAACTTCCTTTCGTTAAAGAGCTTCTGGACGACTTCAGGGATCGACATTTTGATGGTTGTCGGAGTCGCTGGATAACTTTGCGCCCGAAGCTGAGATTTGTGCAGGATGAGTACACTATCGAGGAGGCGGCGCAGGCTATATCGGCGTCGACGTATGTTATTGCCAAGCACGCATCCAGTGGAGTTATCAAGTCGCGAGTATATGTTTCCGGAAGGAAAGTCCGCGCCATATCCCGAGAGGACCTGGAGGCATATGTTGCCGAGTACGGCGTCAAGAAACGGGTAAAGATGCCGTGTTTCTATTGGGGCATGACGCGGGATAAGTCGAGCAGGGTTGACCTGAGCTACATCCAGGAGATTGAGCCTAAACTGGCCCAGCGTATCCAGGGCATTCTGGACACGCCGGAAGATGTGGTTTGGAATCGTGTCGAATCCATTGAGGATACAGGGCGGGACGAGCCCATGTATGACCTCTGCGTCGATCATGACCACAATTTCGTGGCCAATGGCATGGTTGTTCACAACAGTTGGAGTGGGTCTTCGGTCTCGTTGCGCATCCTAGAAAATCACTTCATCCGTGACCGGGAGGAAATCGACGGGTTCCTCAATCAATTCCTCATCCCGAATCTCCAGAGGTACTTCCGCCTGACCAAGATCAAGATCAAGCAGAAGAACTTCAAGATGGCCGACGACGTGCAGCAGAAGCAGCTGCTCATGGAAATGGTTCGGATGGGCAAGGTCAGCGACACGACGATGATGGAGGAAAACGATCTGGACTTCCAGTCGGAAGCTGCGAGACGCATGCAGGAACAGAATATCCAGATCGAGAACCAGCGCAAGCAGATGATACAGCAGGCGGAGGTTCAGGGCGCTGTAAGCGTGATAACCGCTCGCTACCAGGCCATGGCTCAGGCCGAGGGCATGAAGATTCAGCAGCAGATAATGCCGCCTCCGCCCCCAATGCCGCCCGGGGCCCAGCAGGGAGCTCCAGGCCAGGGTGCGCAGCCAGGCGCTCCGGCACAACCCCAGGCTCCGGCACAACCCCAAGCCCCGGCACAACCGGGCGCTCCAGCGCAGCCGCAGGCTGGCCAGCCAATGGCTATGGGCAAGGGTGGTCTCGTAGTGCCGTCCAACGGGGCTGGCGGCAAGGGCTACGTGCAAGACCAGGCCTCATTGGGAGTGGTGTCCAGCATGGTGCACGGCATTCAGCGCATGGATGAACCGGCAAGAGAGATGCTGCTTAGTGGGTTTGAGCAGCAGAATCCGACGTTGGCCAAGATGATCCGACAGCAGCTGAAGAAGGAGAGTAAGAACTCCATCGACATGCGTCCGCTGCCGGAACAAAAGCCTCCGCGTCGAACGAACTCTCCGATATAATGTAGGGGGCTGAACGGAGACAACAATGCCTATTTCTACTATACCGACGCGCCAACTGGACGCCGCCGTCATGGAGGAGAGCGAGGCCCTTATACTGCTCAAGGGTCCGAACGGCCAGGATGGTGACGTTCCAGTCGTTGATAATGTCGGGAATATCACCTGGCAGACGCCGACAGGCATCCAGGCTGGCGACCCGCTCACCCTCCTGGTTGGCCCCGCCGCCCAGGCCGGTGCGGTTCCGACCATTGATGCGCTCGGAGTGATTAGTTGGGATAGCTCAGTTGCTCGGCAGTCGGAGATTGGGACGAGGATCCCCGAATTCCATATCTCGTCGTCTGGCAACATCACTGCCCCTGGTGTCTATATCGTGGACACCACGAGTGGCGTCATCACGCTGGATATGCCCAATGCGGCGACCAGCGGTGGCAGCACGTATCGATTTGTTTTGTCGACTGGCGGGAATGATTTGGTTGTGACGACCGTTGGGGGCACGGATCAGATCGGTCCCGGCACGACGAAGACGCTCGCTGACATTGGTGACGCATTCAGTTGTGTGGATGATGGAATTAGCAAATACGAAATTTTCACCGAAGCCGCTGGTGGTGGCTTCGTTGGCGTCTCGGGCATCCCATCGAACAACCATATAGCCGTCTGGATCGACGCCAGCAACATCGAAGGGGACGCCAACCTTGTCTGGGACGGCAGCGTGTTGACGGTGAATGGAGACTATGCTAGCTCCGGCGTTTACGAGAGGGCGATTCGTACAGATCAGACTTTGGACGCCTCCGTTACAACCCTTGCTTCGTTCACGCTGCCAGATGACTCTAGCTACATGGTCAACGTGAATGTTTCCGGCAAGCGAACTGATGGCGCGAATACCGGGCGACTCATGTACAAGCTCAGGGCAGGCGTCTACCGAGAATCGGCAGGCGTGGCAACACTGCAAGGCGCCGAGCAGACTCCTACAACCAAGACTGGCGGCGGCGTCGGGGCCTGGGGCGCGACCATTGACGTTACCGGGAACGACTTCCGGGTACGGGTCAATGGCGACACTGGGCACACGGTCGAATGGACCGCTGTCGTCGAAATGATAAAGGCATTCTAATGAGCATAGTAGGAAGAATAAGTGCCGGTCAGGCCGCAGATGGAACGGAGCTAGAATTCGTTCTTGTGGACCATGACCCTACGTCTACGCCCACGGATACGGCTCTAGGCTCGACCATCATAAGGGTCGACACGGGCGAGCACTTTATCAAGCAGGATAATGGGCTCAGCACGACTGTGTCGGTTGCTTCGCTGACCCCAGAGCAGGGTGTAGAGCTGGAGACGCTGACAGATGGCAGTAACGCTGATGCGCTACACAGTCATTTTCAGAAGTACACGTTATTCTCCGATCAATTAGGTGTTCCAGCCAATGCAAGTTGGCCTGTTAGCGCGAATGCCGAAGGAACGTCGGACTCCAACGATCCCGAGCTGACCGTGAGGCGGTTCACTGATGCCGCAGAAGAGGGTGTTCATTTCTCTATTGATGTTCCATCAGGAGCGACGAACATTGTTGTCGGCCTAGTTTCCAGGGCGGAGACGCTGCATGCCACGCTCTTGACTGTTGTGCCCAAGCTGTACGCGCATGACATTCCCAATAATGCCGCAGTGCCCGCGTTCCCCGCAGCGACGGACATGACTGCAATCGAGATGGGGACCAGCAACGAATTCTTCCAGTATGACTCGCAGAGCATCACGTTAGCGACCCTTGGCCTCACGGCGGGAGAGCTTTCGACAGTCCAATTGACAAGAGATGGCGGCGTTGGAAGCGATGATCTCGTCGGCGACTGGACGCTGCTGGCCGTACTAGTGAGCTTCACATGATAGATTTTTTAGCAGCCAGTAGCGAAATACTGACCACCGATGCGAATTATACGCCGTCTACGGTCGGTACAGTCATGTTTTGGTTCAGGCCCAACACGGCTGGAGCCGGGCAAACTTTAATGGAAGCAGCAGAGGAGTGGCGGGTTAGGACTGGAGCCGGAAACATAATCATGTTTAACGGTGAGCGGAGATTCAATAGGCAGCATGAGTCCGTGTTCACGTATACAGTCGGCGTCCTTTATCACGGGGCGTTTACATGGGATGACACAGCGGGGGACTCGGACTCTGAGATTTTTATTGACGGTGTGTCTGATAGCACTGATGCTGACACCTCCGACAATGCTGTCTCGAATCCGATCATTGTTGGAGATGGAGATGCCGGGAATTATAACGGGGAGATAGGCGACTTTCGGATTTACAACCGCATTCTCCCTGCCAGCGAGATCGCGACTATCCATGCGGCACGTGGGGTTGACGGCATCGTTGACGGGCTAGTGCACAGGTGGCTTATGACGGGCGGCGCTCAAGGGACTTCTGTAACTGGCTCGGGCGTTGTGAAAGACGTTTTCGGCGGCAATCATATGACTCCGACAAATACGCCGACTTGGGTGGGCAGTCCGTTGCGCGAAAGGAGAGTTGCTTAAATGCTCGTTGTGAACAAAACAACTATGGAGGTGATTCGGAGAGCACACACTCCCGACTTCCCTACAGCGGATTTCCTTCATGCCCCTGCGGGCCTAGCCGCGCTGGAAGCAGCCGAGACCCCCAGCAAGTACTGGAAGGTCTCTGGGGATGGTCTTGATATTGAAGAGAAGACCCAGGCTGAGAAAGACGCCCAGGATGCCGCAGACTTCCCCGGTGTTATGGCTGCAAAAGCTGGGCAAATGAGTATCGAGGTCCAAGCGTACATCTTTGCGCGTTATGACGAAAACACGCAAATGAGCCTTGGGTTCCTGTACAAAAGAGCGGTCGAGACAGGCAAGACGAATCGCGCTGCGCATATTGCGCCCGCCATCGACTGGGTCTTGGAGACCGTGCTGACGTACTTCTACGCCAGGAAGGCGGCGATTTGCGCCACGACAAATCAGACGGGGCTGGACGCGGAGTCATGGGATTTCAGCACCTATGACGCTTCTGATCCTGAAGTGACCATTGAAAGCGCTCTTGCGATTACCGATTAGAGAGTTGCCCGTGAAAACCCGCCGCAAAACGGCGATTCTTATGGTGGTCACCGCCTTCGTGTGGCTGGCCTGGGATATTTTTGTCGCCAGCAATTCAACGCCTGGCGACACTGAGAGCGAGATCACCAGGGACTATACGATCTATCCCGCCCTTCCGGCGTTGCTCGGAGGCCTGCTCGGCCACTGGACATTCTGGGAAGTGCGACTTGGCCCGGACCCCTGGGGCATGATTGGCTGTATCCTCTGCATATTCCTGCTCATAGGCTGGTCGGCGCTGACCAAGAATAACATGGGGCCGCAGACGCTGATAAACATCCATATGTTCGCCTCCCGGCACCCCGTCCTCGTGGTCGCCACGTCATACATAATCGGCGGTGTGCTCTGGGGGCTCCCGCCCTCCGAAAAGACATTAGGTTGACTCCTTGGTTTCCCCTTGTTATCCTCCTGGTGAGAAACTCGTAACTCCAGAGGGAGCGGCAACATGGAGATTAATATCAGGGCCCAAGAGGTCGTAGATGCACAGGTGGCCATTAGCAAGCTGGGCAAGATTAAGATGAGGGGCATCTCTGGCCTAACAGTGGCTCGTCTTCAAAAGAAGCTTGGCGAGGAGGCAACCACGATATTCAATAGTCGCAACGATATACTAAAAAGATATGGGAGCCAGGTTGCGCTAAAGGATAACGAAATAGTGCCTCTGGGGAAGGAGAAGTATATGGTGCCCAAGGATAAGCGGGCAGACTTCGAGGGAGAGGTCGATGAGCTAATGAATGCCAAGATCACGATTACCTGCGACCCCCTGACGCCCGGCCTTCCCGACGAGGTTGAGTGTGAGCCTGAAATCTGGGTGGACCTATTACCCTTCCTGGAGGTGAACGAGGAATGATTGGCCGAATTGGAAGCGCCTCTGCGTCGACCCGGCGGACCTCGCGCATAGAGAAGCTGTGTATGGACGCCAAGCAGGACCGGGAACGCTTCGAAGAGATACTCAACGACAAGAACGTGGAGATCTTGGAAAAGATTCCCTGCACAACCCCGAAAGGTGTACTTTGGTTGACGATCCTGTATAATAGGCGTGGTCCAGAGCCAGCCACAAAGGGCCCCACGGTCATGGACCAAATCGCCAAGGCTCACGAGGAGCAGGAAAAAGGCGAGGCTAAAAAAGATCTGCGCGTGTTGCGCAACTGACGCTCCCGGCCACAGCGTCATAGAAAGTTGCTCCAATAGGCCAAGGGGTAGCGTCTAAGGAGAGATTGACATGGCGACCATTAAGAATGTGAGCGGCGCAAGGCTTATACTTACTCGTGTTGGAAGCCTGTACCATCGGCGTGATGGGGTCAATCTGGACCTGGCTGATGACGCGACGGGTACTGTTCCCGATGACTTTTTGACCGACGAGGGCGCTGTGGCGCTGATCGCGGCCAGTGACATTGAGGTCCTGTCCTACGACCCCACGGACACCGTGATCGCTGGAGAGGCTGCGACTGTTGCGGCGATCTACAGCATCTCCCTGGATAACACGCCTGGTGACGTTGCGGCCAGCAACGTGGGTGCCGCCGAGGTCAGTGACGCTGATACCCATGACTTCAGCAATCCGGCAGACCGGACCATGACCATTACCGTGAACGGCACGGCTATTGAGCATGAGTTCCTGGCGGGCGACTTTGTCGCCATCGCCGCTGCGACCGCCGAAGAGGTTGACGCCTCTTTTGACGCCAACGCCGCCCTGGCCGCCGAAGTTGTCATCACCAATGACGGATCACTCGTCACGCTCACAACCAAGCGCCTGGGCACGAGCGCCACGCTGGACTTCGCTGGCAACGCGGCCACCCTTCTGGGCTATGCTGGCCCGGTTGCGGGCACCGTTGCGCCGAGCGACGTTGAGGTTCTGGTCTTGGATGCTGCGGGCAATCCCGCTCCTGGCGTGGATGTGGACATTGCGATCTACGACGCGATCACGGGGGGTGGCCTCCTGGCCGACACGCAGTTCCAGGCCGCGACGAAGGGCTCGTTGGATGCGGACTACACCAACGACGCCGTGGGCACGACCGACGCCAACGGCGAACTCGACTTCGAGATCGCGACGGACATTTCCGGCGCGGACAACCTGTATCTGGATCTCGGGGTTCCGACAGGCTTCTTCCTGTCCATCACCGACAGGAAGGGCTCGGACAGCTCCCGTGAGCTGATCGCCAAGAGCTCGTAAGCCATGAATCCGATCCGCAAGGGATTCGTAGAAGAGCTAGCTAAAATCGCCGCAGGGGAGGACTATATCTCCCCTGCGGGGGTGGCTGGCGCTATCGGTGGATTCAGTGCTGGCGGCGACCTGATCGGAGCGATGGCTGGTGGCGCGGTGGCGTCCAGCCTGCCGGTGGGCGACATTGGTAGTCGTATTGGAGAGGCCGTGGGTGGCGAGGGCATCGGAGCGATGATCGGAAGGCTCGTGGCCCCGGCTGTTGCCGGGTTCATCACGGCCAAGGCTGTCAAAGCTACTACGTCCACGGTAAAGAGAGTGAGTAACGCCCTTATAGATCACGGCAAGGTTCCGAACCCGCCTCTTCCGCCCGCGAACCATCCATATCCAAACAGACACCCTCTAGGCTAAAAAAAGCCCCTACTTATAGGGGCGTCGAAAAGATATACTCAGAGTGAACCATTCAATCCCAACACTGGGATCTGATTGAAACCATACGTAGTCGGTCGTCTTTTTGTATGTTTGACCGTTTGGAGCTCGTTGCCACAGCCTTATAGCGCCGCTCGGATTCTTCGGGTCGAAGCCGATACCGTGCTCCCCAATGGGAGTCACGGCACGGCGTACCGCTATGATGCGCTTCATGGTGCGCAGTCGCCTGTCCTTCTTGCGCCTCTCGATGGCGCGCTTCTTCTTTCTCCTTCGGCCTCGCTTCTTCATGGGGTACCTCGGTTACACGTCATACAAAGCGTCTGTTTCGAAGGAAAACCACCCCACCGTGGACTTGGGCACCAGATTGAAGTCTATGTTGTCCGCCTTTTTGTCCCAGAAGAATATCGCATGGAAATACTTCTTATTGTGGCTAATGTCCTTATGGAAAAGGCCTATGTGGAAGTGTCCCACTATTGCGACGTTTTCCATGAAGGCTGCTCGTTCTTCGATGGTGTGACTCATGTCTTCATTACCTCGTGCAGAGCCTCGGCTTCGGGGGCGTCCACGTCCCAGGTGGAAGAGTGGTGGGTGTCGTCGGAGACTTTCACCTCCAGAGTGAACCATCCTATGTCAGAGCTTTTCGGAATGGAGGCCCATAGGCGTTGACGTTCATCGTCCCAAACGAATACGGCAAGGACCCGGATCCGATGATACGTCCCGCCGATTTTTTTGTAGCCTCCGTTCCTCTCCGTTGCCCCCACGCAGAAGCGCCCCCCAATTCTAACTATTCTCTTCAGGAGCCTTTTCGTCAGGCGCTGAAGCTTCTCTTTCGCTCGCTTCGCCCTGCGTTTGTTTTCCCTTCTCCTCCTCATCGTCTTCTTCGTTGTCAAGTTCAAACCTCCCGTCCGAGATCATGGCGTGGGCAGTTATCTTGTTGAACTGTTCCATCATCGGCATGATGCTGAACATCCGCCAGAAGCGGCCCGGGACAGCGTGGGGCGGCGGCTCGCACTCGATCTTGTCGGGTTCCCAGAAGAGAAGGTCATCCAGTCTGCCATATGGATGCGCCAGATAGGCTCTGTCGTTGTCGTCGTCGTCGCCGGTTTTGGCGTTGTGTTCGACATAGATCATCAGGCCTTCGGAGTCATGGTCGAGCTTGTCCATGATCGTTGCGCCAGCCCGGATCGTTTTCATTGTGCGCTTGGCCAGCCATGAGTTCATGACAACCGCGTAGGAGTGGACCTCGGTGATGGCCATCATGTTGGCGACCACACACGTCGCCAGGACAGGATGCCTGTTGATGAATTTAGTCAGGTTAACCCCAAGCACCTCTTCCTTGCCATCACGAGTGCAGTGGAGGTAGAATATGGGGTCGATCCATAGGGCCTTGTCGATGACCTGACGGGCGGACGCGTGAAGTTTTTCGGCCAGCTCCATGGCCGTGCGCTGCGCGGCGAAAATCGACTTGGCAGGATCATAGAATTTGGTTTCAATATTCAGCTGAAAGCACTTCCTGGCAAGTTCCTCGAAGTGTTCCGGCTGCATTTCAGGAGCTTCGTCCGACATGAGTTCCTCCTCAATAGGGTATCCAGATACGACTGATCCGCTTATACCACAAGGCGACCAATGGTTGACAGATCTCTTCTCCTACGATGACGTGCATGAATTGCTGAAAAGCAGCATTTTAGATATGGATAACGTTGTTCAGGAGATCCACACCAGTAAAGAGGGGGGCGACGTAAGCTGGAAAGAAGCTGCCAGCCCCTACTATGAGAAGATGTGCCAGTGTGGCCACAACGCTATGTTGGCGGGTCAGCAGTACGCCAGCTGGTTCGACCCCGATCTGTCGAAGTCCGCATTCGACTTTGACTGGGACTACAGATCCGATATAGATCAGATGGCTGGTGGTCTGGGCATACCGGTCAGCAAGAAGAATGTCGACACCCTTCATCGTGCGCTGGCAAACGGTGAACCCATCCCGACACGGGAGCTGGAGAAGGATTTCGACTACGAGAAGGCCCAAGACGTGGGCCGCACCGTCATGTTGAACATCTACGCCAAGGCCGCCCTGCGGCGCTGGGATGGGGACGGGATAGTTCACTGCCGCCGGATCGAGATGCGGGACCGAAAGACCTGCCCAATTTGCCGGTCACTTCACGGGAAGCAGTACGTTATTAGGGAAGTCCTCAATCAACTGTATCCTCAGTCTCACGATACGCATCCTCGGTGTCTACTCCCTGGCACCATGGTTAGTCCAGGGGGGCACGGGAACATACTTGGGGGCTTTGTCTCCACCTACGACGGCCCTATAGTCGAGCTTGTCCTGGCCGACGGGCGACGGCTCTCCGCGACCATTAATCACATGCTCCTGACGCCAGAAGGGTTCCTCCGTGCGCGTCATCTTCGTAAGGGCGACCACGTACTCGGTCGCCCCCTTGGCCAATGGAATCGCACTGGTGTCCCAGATGATGACGACAAGCCAGCCCCTATTGAGGAGGTAGTCGGTTCTTTCGCGGAATCTGGCAGCATGGCGACCATGAGCGTGCCAGTGTCCGCCGAAAATTTCCACGGCGACGGCGTTTTCATGAGCGGCAATGTCGACATTGTAGGGGCCTATAGCGAGCTGGGGGGTGCACTGAACCCCGAGGATTTCGAGTTTCTCTCGAAACCTTCTTTCGGTGGGTGTTTGGATAGCCTTTCTCTCTCTCCCCTTGGCATGAGCGATAAGCTCTTCCAAGCTTTGCGGCTTGCCACGGACGGCGGCATGAGCCGCCTTCGTGAGTCCAAGTCGCTCCTCCTTGGAGAGCTTCGACCAGCGGATGGTGCAGGCGTCAGAAATAGATCGCCTAGCGACGCCATGCTGCTCCAGGATGCGATACACCGTGATTTTGTTGATGCCAAGACCTTTAGCAATCTCAAGGGCAGACTCGTTGGCGTAGCGCCGAATCACGGCATCATGGTCGATGAGCCCACGCTTGCGAGCTCCAGCCTTGCGCAGCCGCCGATTGATCGTATTTCGGCTGACGCCGAGAGAATCGGCCAGGTCCTTAGCTTTTTCCCCGGCGAGGTAGCGCCGCTTGAGATCGTCGAGATCAATCAGAATTCTTTTCATGGCCCAGTTTATGACCTCTGTGTTGGCTCCTCACTATACTGGGCAGAAGGTATCGTGACAAGCAATTGTCGCGGGACTTTTTTACCCGTCCTCGATACAGCTACCACTTATAAGCCCCAGCGCCAAGAGTTTCCTGCGGGCATTAATTTCACCGTTGCGGGCAATGTGGCCGAGAATGTGCCCATGGAAATAAAGCCATGGCTGTATACGTTCATGCGCAGGTCCCCTGTCCCGCTCCATGTTAAGTTCGACGATGCTCTCGACGCTGCCTATGAGTGGGATGGGTTTGAGGTGACAATCAGTCCGGAGGCGCTCAAGCATGAGGATCCGCGTGAGATTATTCTGCGCTCCGTGGCAGACCAGATATGGCCTGAAGTTCAGCCGGAATTCAGCGAGTACAAGAATCTCGTAAAGGGCGGCCACGCAATCCCGGCTAAAAGTTGGGAGAACGATAAAGAGCTATTCGTGAATAACTACATTGCTTATCGCATGGGGCAGGATGAATACCCTCGATCCGTCGCCTGGCTCAAAAGGGTAGCGGGCTAAAAGAGGGGGCGCTTGCGCACCCCCTCCTCCCCCCCCGCGCGCTCCTAGAGGTCGAACTCCCCCAGGAAATCATTCAAACCGTTCTTCGTGGCGCTATACGTCATCAGCGCCGTGATCGTGGCGGCGAGCCCCGCCAGGACGCCGACCGTGATTTTGAGCGTCGTGCTCAATTCCTTGTCGTTCATAAACTCCATCCCCCTGGATCATTCGAGCCGCTCCTGCGAGACGGTCGATGGTGAATTGGACGCCTTCTGCCAGTTTGTGGGGGAGGGGTCCGAGCCCCTCCCCCAAAGGTCCGTCGAGGTCTTTTCGCTTCACCGCCTAGTCCTTGGCCTCGGACTCGGCCTCAGTCCCGATTTCGACCTCATCCATGTCGGCGAAGAGATCGAGTTTGGGCTGGCCGCACTTGGCGGCATGCTGGAGGTGCTTTTGGGCACAAACCATGTGGTACTTTTTCGCGCTGCGGTCGCGCACGACCTTGATCTCCGCCCGCACATCATCTTCCAGGTCCTTGAAGTGCATCTGCCGATTGCACTCTCCGACAAGACCCTTGAGCACCTGTGGATTCGCTTCCAGGTGTGCCTCCAGGTGCTCCTCCGCGACCGGTTGGCCGTTGACCTGGATGCCATCGAAGATCTCGGAGAGATCGTCGACGGACTCTTTCTCATTCTCGATCCGCTTGCACATCGCGACGGTCGCAACCGTCGCCCCGCCGATCACCAGCAGGCCGCCCACCACGCTCAGGCCGATGGTCAGGATCGAACCCCAACCTGACCCTTCCGCTGCCACATTCACATTTCCGTCGTCCATGGATACTTCCTCCTCTCGGGGTTGGAATTCGCGCAAACAACCCCAATGGCTGCAAGCGCTTATTCTTCAGTACTTTTCTTATACCCGGATTGGATACCTAAATTTCCATTCTTGCTCGTATGGTCACAGAGGTTACAATAAGGGGGTAAATACGCCTTTAGGAGGCCCCTCCGTGATCAACTGGCAAGAACAGGCGGCAAAGGCTCAGCAGGCCATAGCCAAGGGCATTCAGGCGATCTTCCCATACGAGGGCAAGATCAACCGCCTTGAGGCCAGCAAGATCTGGGTGGACCAGATAGCTGACGCCTCCACGGACTACGCCAAGCAGAAGGCGGTCAAGGGCGCTGGTCGCACGCTGTCGGCTCCGGTGTATGGTTCGTTTCGTCTTGTGAATAAAGCCACGGGAAAGGTCATAGACAGGACCGCCAAGATCAAGGTCACCAGCATACCGATCCCGACCACTCGCAGTAGCTACATTGTCAACGGGTCAGAGTATCAGGTCCCCAATCAGCTTCGTCTTCGTCCGGGCGTGTACACCCGTGTCGGTAATGACGGGGACTTGCAGGCCCACGTCAATCTGGCCCGTGGTGGTGGCGGCGAGGGCGGCCTGAAAATATATTTGAATCCGAAGAACTGGATCTTTTATCTGCGGAGGGGCACCACAAACATAATGCTCTACCACGTTCTGATTGCGCTCGGGGTTTCCCGACAGCAGTTGGAAAAGGCGTGGGGCGAGGAAGTCGTAAAGGTCAACTCCGCAAAATCTTCGCAGAGCACAGAAATCAAGAAGATGCATAAGGCCTTCATACAGGGTGACGTGCCCGCCGAAGAGGCCCAGATAATCGCTGAGATCGTTAAGTTCCTGAGCGGCACAGAGATCTCCGAGGAGACGACCAAGACAACCCTCGGTAAGTCCTTCAAGTCGTTCAGCCCGGATCTTATTCTCCGCACGACGGAAAAGCTGCTCGGAATTCTTAGGGGCAAGGAGAAGGTTGACGACCGGGATTCCTTGGAGTTCAAGGAGGTGCTCTCGGTCGAAGATTTCCTCGGCGAAAGGATCAGCAAGAAGGCCCATATTATTAAGGGCAAGCTAAGAAATAATATCGATAGGCAGACAGAGATCAGGCGCATACTTGTGCCCGGAATTTTCAGTCAGCACATTGATTCGTTCTTCACGTCCGGCGAGACCGGACTGTCCTCAACCCCCGAGCAGACCAATCCGATTCACATGGTACAGGAGGCGGACAAGGCGGTGCTCACGGGTATGGGCGGCATCACTAACGAGCACGCCATCACTACCGAGGCTAGAGCGGTGCACCCCTCGTCGCTGGGGTTCGTGGATCCCGTGAACACGCCGGAGAGTTCGCGCATCGGCACAACGCTGCACCTGCCGCTGGGTGTTGAGAAGAAGGGGCGCACGCTTCAAACCACTGTGTACGAGATCAAGACCGGCAAGACTATTAAAATCACCGCGCAGCAGGCGTCCGGCGCAGTCATATCGTTCAGGGATCAGTATGAGGCCAAGGGCAGCAAGCTCAAGGCCAAGTCGGCCAAGGTTAAGGCGTCCACTGGTGGCACCATAAAGATGGTACCGGCCAGCAGGGTCAAGTACGTCTTCCCGACCTCCCAGGCCACCTTTGACGTGTCCACCAATATGCTGCCCTTCCTGCCCTCCAATCAGGGCAACAGGGCCATGATGGCGGCCAAGCAGCTGTCACAGGCGCTGCCTCTGGTCAACAGGGAGTCGCCCCACGTGCAGGTTGTTTCCGAGGCGGGAAGGACTTTCGAGAGCGCAGTAGGCAGAGGCTTCTCCCATAAGTCGCCAACTAATGGCACCGTGTCCCGAGTGACAGACGATGCCATGTACGTCAAGGATGCTGGCGGCAAGTCGCACAAGGTTCCGATCTACAAGAACTTCCCCCTAAACAGCAAGACAGGATTCATAGACGCGGAGCATAAGGTCAAGACTGGAGACAAGGTCCGCAAGGGTCAGCTAATGGCCGACACCAACTTCACAAAGGGAGGCGATCTGGCGCTCGGCGTGAACGCCAAGGTCGCCTATATCCCCCACAAGGGATGGAACTTCGAGGACGGTGTCACCATCAGCGAGAGCTTCGCGGACAAAGCGACCTCTCTGCACATGTATAAGCTTCACGCCGATATAGATAAAGACACTGTGATGGATCTCAAGAGGTTCCGGGCGTACTACCCTGAGGCTGTTGACCTCGCAAAGGCGACCAAACTCGATGACACCGGAGTCGTGAAGAAGGGGCAGAATGTTCGCTATGGAGACACGGTTCTGGCCGTGCTTCGCAGGGAGGCCACTAGCCCTGAGGATGTTATCCTTTCCCGTATCCACAAGGCGTTCGTGAAGCCCTTCAAGAACCGGTCCGTCACCTGGGACGAAGAAGATGAGGGCGAGGTTGTCGAGGTAATCAGGACGCCCAAGAAGATAGAGGTGCATATCCGCACGAACGAGAAGGTTAAGATCGGGGATAAGTTCTCGTCTCGTTCGGCGAACAAGGGCACCGTGACAGCCATCATTCCTGACGCCGAGATGCCTCACACGAAAGACGGAGGCCCCATTGACTTGGCGCTGAACCCGACCTCCATCCCCAGCCGGATCAATCCAAGCCAGATCCTTGAGACTGCCGCTGGCAAGGTTGCGGAGAAGACGGGAAAGAAGTTCGTTGTGCGCAACTTCTCTGGAGAAGACTATCTCGACAGTGTGGAGAAGGCGGCCAAAAAGGCGGGCGTCTCCGACAAGGAGGACCTATACGATCCCGGCTCCGGCAAGACCATACCCGGCGTGAATGTCGGCAGTCAATACATGCTCAAGTTGGACCATCCAACTCGCAAGAAGTTCTCGGCCAGAGCGCAGGGCCCCGGGTACACATCGGAGCTTCAGCCGACACGAGGCAAGGCGTCTGGAGGGCAGGCTCTTGACCAGCTGACGCTCTATTCGATGCTTGCGCATGGCGCGAAGCACAACTTGCGCGAGATGGCCACCTACAAAGCTGAAAAGAACGACGAGGCGTGGCGCGCTCTCCAAACCGGGCAGGCTCTTCCCGCCCCACGGACCACGTTCGCCTTTGAGAAATTCACGGACATGCTGCGCGGTTCAGGTGTGAATGTCACCAAGAACGGCAACGAGCTGGCGCTCGGCCCGATGACCGACAAGCAGGTCACGGAAATGACCAAGGGCGAAATAAAGAACAGCATGGTCGTTCGAGGCAAGGATCTTAAGCCGGAAAAGGGCGGGCTATTCGACCAGGGCCTCACCGGTGGCATCCAGGGTGAGAACTGGAATCACATTCAGCTCGCCGAGCCGATGCCCAATCCGGTATTCGAGACTGCCATAAAGTCCCTACTTGATATGCGCCAGAACATGTTCGACGACATTGTCGGTGGAAGGCGCTGGGTCGACAAGCAGGGGAAAATGCACATAAAGGCGGGCCCGGGGCGCGTCACGGGCGGCGCGGGCATCCAGATGCTGCTTGGCAAGGTCGACATGAAGGCCCTGGCCGAGAAGCTTGAGTTGACAGCCAAAAAGAAGAAGGGGGCCGACCTCGACAAGATCAACAAGAAGCTTAGGTACATCAAGGCCCTACAGAAAAACAACCTGAAGCCGACCGATTACGTTGTAACCAAGGTCCCGGTGATCCCTGCGAAGCTTCGCCCTGTGTACGGGTTGGCTGATGGCAGCCTTGACGTTACTGAGGTTAACCACCTGTATCGCGACCTGATCGAGGTGAACAACCACCAGAAAGACTTCAACAAGATGGGCCTGCCCGACGAGGACAAGGCCAGGCTCCGCGAGAACACCTATAAGGGCATGAAGGCCGTTGCCGGGCTGCACCCCTCCATTGACGGGCGCAACAGGCGCGGGCTTATCGAGCAGATTAAGGGGCCCAGGAACAAGGAAGGCTTCTTCCAGAATCGCATCATGAGCCGGAGACAGGAGTTCACGGGTCGCTCAACGGTCACGCCTGACCCCGAGCTGGGCCTGGATGAGATCTCTGTGCCCGAGGATATGGCCTGGAAGAATTACCAGCCGTTTGTGGTGAGAGAGCTGGTGCGCCAGGGGTACAGCCCCTTGGATGCACGAGAGCAGATGGAGAAGAAGACGCCGCTCGCCAAGAGGGCGCTACAGGTCGCCATGGAAAACCGTCCGGTGATAATCAATCGGGCCCCGTCGCTCCATAAGTTCAACGCGCTGTCGTTCAAGCCGCAGCTGACGAAGGGCAAGGCGATAAAGGTAAACCCCCTGATAGTGAAGGGCTACAACATGGACTTTGACGGCGACACCGCCTCGGTCCACGTCCCCATCACTGAAGATGCCCGCCAGGAGTCTTTCGGCCTGCTGCCGAGTAATAACCTCTGGGGGCCTCGTCAGGGCGAGCTTATGCATCACCCTTCTCTTGAGGCTGTTGCCGGGCTGTATATGCATACGGTGACAAAGAAGGGGCGAGACGAGATAAATGCACTCTTGCCCAAGGGCTTCAAGATAAGCAAGCCCATGACCGAGAAGAGCATGATGAAGGTGTTGTCCGAGATTGGGCGCAAGAATAAGCCTGAGTTCGTGAGGGTTGTGAACAAGCTAAAGAGTATTGGAAACCGAGAGTCCTTCCAGCGCGGCCTGACCATCGGCCTCGAAGATCTAAAGATGGATCAGAAGGCCAAGTCTCGCATCCTTGGCGAGGCTGACAAGGAGGCAAAGAAGGGCGGCAACACGGACAAGGCTATTGTGAACGCCTACATGAAGGCCAGCAAGAAGCTGGACAATCTTATCGCCACGGACCCCAAGCTCAAGGCCAACGGGTTCCGCATCATGATGGACTCCGGGGCGAAGGGCAATGGCTCCCAGATTCGTCAAATCCTGGCCGCCCCGATGCTAGTGCAGGACATTTCTGGTCGCACCGTGCCGGTGCCGATCAAGAAGGCGTATGCCCAGGGCCTGGACATGGGAGACTACTGGGCCTCCATGTCGGGGGCTAGAAAGGGCATGATTGACCGGGCGCTGCAAACGGCTGAGCCTGGCGCGCTGGCCAAATCCATCCTGAACTCAACCGTCAGCGAGGTTGTAGGTAAGCCCGACTGCGGCACGCTCAAGGGCGTGGACACGCTGGTGACCGACCCCGAGATCGCGGACCGATTCCTCGCCAGGAACTTGGCTGGAGTGGGCAGGCGCAACGAACTTGTCACCCACCAGATGCTCAGGAAAGCCAAGAGGAAGCGCCTCAAGATGCTTCCGGTGCGCTCACCCATGACGTGTCGGCTATCACAGGGCGTCTGCCAGAAGTGCTACGGGATAGACGAGAAGGGCCGAGCGCCCGAGATCGGGACCAACGTTGGCGTGATCGCCGGGCAAGCCATTAGCGAACGTGCCACCCAGCTTACGATGCGCACCTTCCACACTGGATCGGCTGCGGGCAGCGGAAGTGGTGGCGTAACCGCCGGATTTCAGCGCGTCAAAGAGCTCATGGAAATGCCGAAGAAACTCAGGAATCAGGCGACTCTGGCAAGGGTGGCTGGCCGGATAACAGCCGTGAGAAACTCGCCCATTGGTGGATGGGATGTGTTTATTGGTACCGATAAGCACCACGTCCCAAAATCCCGCGCGCTGCTCGTAAAGCGGGGCGACACCGTGAAGCAGGGCCAGTCCATTAGTGACGGGGCCGTCAGCCCTCAGGAGCTGCTCCAGCTGCGCGGCATGCGCCACACGCAGGACTATCTGGTCGATCAGGTCGTGAAAGAATATGGAGGCCAGGGGATCAACATCAAGAGGAAGCTGGTCGAGACCGCCATCAGGCCCCTCACGAATCGCGTGGTGGTTACCGACACGGGCGGGCATCCCACGCTGGTCACCGGGGACAACACCACCTCGGGCATGGTTGAGGACTGGAACGAGAAGCAGCTCAACCCCAACAAGCAAATCAAATTCGACCCGATGCTTAGAGGAATCAATACCAGGCCACTGGTCGGTCAGGATTGGCTGTCTAGGCTCAACTTCCAGAAGCTCCAGGACACGATACAGGAGGGCGCGGGGCAGGGCTGGAAGAGCGACATAGCTTCGCCGTTTGCCCCCCTGGCCTCGTACGCCTACGGCCCGACAGTCGGTTACGAGAAGTTTTAGGAGGACACCGTGGACGAACTTCAGGAAATTATGCGCCGGGTGGAAGAGGGCATGGAGCCGGAGGATGCCGAGGCGGTGAAGCTCGCCAGGTACGGCTTCGGTATGCCGCAGGCCGCCGATCCCTTTGACGGGCAAATGGTTGGCTTGGTTCGAGGGGCGAAGAATCAGGAGGGCGACGACCGCTATGAAGCGCAAAAAAGCCAGGGCAAGGCCAGAAAGCTCCTGAAGAAGCTGTTTGCCGCCCACCACTCTCAGTATGGCGACCCCTATAAAAATCCCTCAGATCTTGACGAGGAGAGGACAAAGGCCACCGAGAAATAAGCCCATGTATAGACAAATGTAGTACACGCCTGTATTATGATACAAAAGGAGTAATTCATGGGCGAGATTCAGCCGCTATATACGAACGCGCCCGAAGGCCTGGTCTGCCGTGCGTTTGTCTCAAGCGTCTCTCCGGAGCGCTGGACAGTAGATGTTCAATGTGAGCTCCCTCACGGGGGACCGATATACGACATACCGATCATGTCTCCGTACTATTCGGCTGGAGACGGGCATGGCATGTTTCAGATCCCTGAGCCGGGCGCGCCCTGCGTGATCATGTTCATGGAGGGTGGGGCGGATCCTGTTGTCCTCGGCTTTCTTCCTATACCCGACTTCGACGTATCCAATAACGATGTTGAGTCCAACCCGCTCAACGACAACCTAAATAAGCCGCTGGCGGCCAGGACGGCTGCGGCTGTGGCTCAGGCCGGGAATCGATCCAGTGGCGGATTCGGTACGGACGCCAGAACTGGAGACGAAAACCCTCCAGGGAAGCAGTCGTACCGAATGAACCGAGAAGGCAGCATGCTTCCCGGTGACGGCATCCTGAAAACCAGCTTCGGGAACAAGATCAGATGGTATAGCAACGGTACTATCCTCGTACAGTCCACCAATCTATGCATGGATATTTGGCAGGAGCTAGGCAATAAGCGCACGTCCATTGCGGTAAACACCGAGATGACAATGCCCGGTCTGTTTCATAACCGGACCACGGACCAGGAGGAAGAAACCACTCTTGATGACTATGGAGTGAAGAGCTCCCTTCGGGATACGAGGTTCTCCTTGCTGGAGAGAAAGGGCACGTTTACGGCCAACAAGTCGACGATAGATAGCTCCGGGGCTGAGAGCGAGGCTGAAGCGGATGCAATCTATGAGCTATTTGTTCAGGATGTGACCACGCCGTCGGGAGGGGGCAGCTCTACAGCCGACGCCAAGACGAGAATAAACGTCTTCAAGGACGGTTCAGTACAGGTGAAGGCTGCTGACGATGTACCAATTACTGTTGTTGGCGGAGGAGATGTTAATCTTCGTGCCCGAAACGTCAATATCTTCACTGATCAAGAGGCCAAGATCGTCACCCAGCAGAACGCGACTATCGAGTCCCAGCAGAACGTCGAGCTTAAGGCCGCGCAGAACGTGGTTGTCGAGGCCCTTCAGACATTGCTCGGGGACGCAGCCGCCTCAGAGCCCGCCGTGCTGGGCCTGGCTATGACTACCCTAGTGAACTCAATGATTACGTTTATGACGACGCATACCCATCAGGGGGTGCATGGCCCGACCAGTGTACCCCTGGAACCATTCGCCCAGACCATGGGCCCGGCTGAAGTTTCCACCAAAGTCAAGGTGGCCACATAGTCCTAAACTGCTATAATGTATGGCCAGGAAGCATAATCAGGAGAAGACGCTATGTCGCTAAACGATCTGTTCGTTGGCCCTGTCGTGTACGAGATGGAGAAAGAGGCCCAGGTTAAGCTGTCTAGCGACGCTAATCAGTGGCCGCTCGAAATCGTACAGCACCTCCATGAGGAGCACCCCTATCTGGCTGACGCCAATAGCGAGGTGGTTCTTAAGCAAAAGGACGACCTTCGGGGCTATGGGTACGGACTCCTGAAGATCGGCCAGGATGGTGGCGTGCGCGTCCCCATTATCGTGCGCGAATGGAAGATGTTTCCCCTCGACGTATGGCTGGATGAAAGCGGCAGCGCCCGCCCCCTTAACGAGGACTCCATCAAGGAGGCCACTCAAGGAACGTCCCTTGGCGAGGCCGCCAGGGGTGAAGTGCCTGGCCGCCTGGATGCCTCCCTCTACAATCGCACCTATCCGCCATACGATGGCAAATATGTCTACGCGAGCGCCAAGGGCGAACTGCCCCTGGAGGTTAAGCCCCGAGAATATGGGAGCATCCTTTCCTGTCTTAACGTCCCCGAGGCGGAGAAGAAGGCCTGGGTAGAGGCCATGGATCCCGAGGTGCTTGTGGGGCTGAAGATAAACAGCACGTCCCATGTCGTGGGCGACTTTGTCAAACAGGCCGCCGACGCTGACGCCTATGCTGACGCTGTTCCGGTGAGCGGCAGCCCGCCGCCGGACGCCGTTGTGCTTGAGGATCTTAGTGACGAGGACGACCCCGGAGCTATCGACAAGTTCGGATCATACTGCTGCCAGGGATCGGGAAGCGACGCTGCGTATGAGGGCACGGCCTTCCCGCACGTGTACGACTTCAATCTCCAGCGCCTCCCCATGACGATCTTCAAGGGGCGTCATATTCCGGGCGAAGAGGAAGAGCATAGTGGCAGTAGGGCGTCCAGCATCCAGGACCAGATCGCAGGGGTCTACAAGGGCGCGGCCCCTAAAGTGCACGACGACTTCGCCAGCAAGGGCGACATGGGCTTCTTCGTGGAGATCCGCAAGGAAGCGGCTGTGGCCCTGAAGCCCGTCAAGATCCTTGTGAAGTCCACGAGTCACGAGAAGCACGAGTCGGTCAAGCACGGCTGTGACAACAGCATCAATAAGAAGGTGGAGATCGATTATAAGATCGAGCGCTTCCACTGTGAGGATCCTCTCACTCGTGAGCAGTTCAGCATCGTGCAGTCGCCCAAGGTGACCGAGATTTCAAAGGTTGGCAGCGATGTTATGCTGCCCGCCTCCATGAAATTCTGCCGTCTTGAAAACTCTGTTACCCTCAAGTCCGACCCGGGCCAGGTTAAGCTGGCTGCGGACGGCATGGCCAAGATCGCCATGGCCGCTCGCGGGTATGACATTGTGAGGCTTATCTCGGACCGTGGCGCGGTGGCCCTCCAGGGCGATGGTGTTCCCTCCGATCTCTGGGGCGGCACCAGCGAATCTGGTGCTCTTGACTGGTTGTCCGAGCGCTGCGGCAACTCAGCGCCGGTGCGTGAGAAGCTGGCATCTAGCATCGTGCGCTGGACGCGTGATGAAGAGGGTGCCTATAAGAAAGAGCCCGTGGTCATCCATATTGGCATCGCCAAGGAGGCAGCCAAGAGGGAGCCCACGGAGCAGGAAAAAGAGGTTGTCGCCCATATTCGCAACCTGAGCGTCGGCCTTGAGAAGTGTGCCGCCAGTCTTCAGGATGCTGGTCTGGTTGACACCGTGCTCAGCCTCAACTTCCTGACCACCGAGAATCTCAACAAGTTCGCCGAAATGACCCCGCAGTTCGAGGATGCCGCCAGCCATCTGGCTGACCTCCTCGTTGCCTCTCGTGTCGGCCTTCAGATCGATGAGCAGCCCGTCAAGGTTGCCATGCAGAACATCGCCAAGGTGGTTCAAGAGCTCAAGATGCTGGAGGGGAAGTGATGCTGAGGCGACAAGTCGCTGGAAACTTTGTTAAGACGGCCAATCTTCTGACTAAGGCGAGGGGCCTTGTTGTTGGGGGAGCGCGGAAGGCTAAGTCTGCGCCCAAGCTCGCGCCTAAGCCTGCGTCGTTTGATGCAAGAATGCAGCAGCGCATGCAGGCTGCCCGGGGAAGACTTGCTGCGCCCGCAAAGCCCGCTGTGCCTGCGCCTGTGAGGCCCGCTGCGCCCGCTCCAGCCGGGAGTTTTTCGCAGAGGATGGCTCAGCGCCAACAGGCTGCCAAACAGAGAATGGCCGCTCGGCCTGTCGCTGCTGCGCCGAGGCCTGTCGCTGCTGCGCCGAGGCCTGTCGCCCCTGCTCCCGCCACGCGGCTATTAATGCCCGCTCGCAGGCCTGGGATGAAAGTGGCCAGCTGTAGGCGACAAGCCGCCAAAGGGTTCGCCCAGTTGGCGTAAAAAGGACCCGCAAGGATACCCCAAGATTCTGTGAGGCCAACATGGCAACGATCCGGAACGATGGCTCGACTGAGATGCGGTTCATCCGCGTGCCTAGCATTTTCCACGAACGGGAGGGCGTCAGCCTCGTGCTCGCCCCGACCGAGAGCGGCACGGTGCCGGACGACTTCTTGCAGGAGCCGGGCCCTCTGGCGCTCGTTGAAGCGGGCGACCTCGCTGTTGTGAGCCCCACCGCTGGCGACTCTAAAATTGTGTGGGTGGACAACCAGCGTACGGATGACTACGTAGAGGATGGGAGCCGGGAATTTCCCTTCAAGACGTTCCCGCAAGCATTCGACACCGGCAAACCCTTTATATTCCTGATCGGCAGCGGCGTCACAGAGACCTTTGACTCCAGTGTCCTGCCGTTCGTGGTGACTACAGAGTCACATCCGAGCGGCCTTTACATCAAAGGCTTTACCAAAGAACTGTCTGTCCAGGACCCCTATCATCTCAAGGGCAGTGGCGTAGACCTGTTCCATCTTGGGAGCGACACCGTAGCCCCTGCCGTCCTTTGGATCGACAATCTCGCTGTCCAGGGAGGCTTCAAGAAGTTCACCATTCTGATGAACAACACGATACGCGGAGCCACTTTGATCGTCGACGACTGCCAGGTGGCTTCGTCGGGAAGTTCAGGCCGCTCCATCTACCAGCGTCAAACGCCTGGGGGAACCGGCAGCCTCTACGAACACAAGATCCAGGTCCGAGGAAGTAACGCGCTCGCCTGTGAGATCACGGGTGAAATGGAGTTCGAGTGGCACGCCGATGTGCCGCAGAGCAATATACCGTGGTTCCGCAATGCTCGAATCGCTCAAGTTGATCTTGGGTCTGACGCCTTAGACCGCGAGCTATTCTTCGAGAATTGTCAGATGAATCCGTTCACCTTCTGTGGAGGTAACGCCCTACATCGGATTCACTGTGTCAACTGCATCAACTGGGGTGATACGCTTACTCCGTATGGCAAGTCCGACTTGACTGTGTGTTCGCCAGCTACTCCTCTGGTGAGTCCAGGCAACTGGTTCACAGAATGGCAGATCTTCCATCTCGATGTTTCCGTAGGAGATCCTTTTGACTTCACGGACTTTGAGTTTGAGGATGAGCATGTAAGTGGATTAAAGATTGACCATGCTGGCCTCTCCTCTAATCTGGTTTCGTTTGATCCAGATGAAATCCTAGAAGAGACGTTGGATAATGTAAATAATGGCGGCATCTTGTCTGCTGGCCCTACGTTCACTACAGTAGGCGATAAGCGAGCGATCAGTGGCACAATGGATGCAGGGGCTACTCCAGGTGGGACACGTGTTCGCATCCGGTGGTTCTGGAATAAGCGCAACTTCGAGTTGCAGGTTCATCCTGTAGCTTAGAGGAGATAATCGTGGACGTAGACTTTGATGTAGCCGACCAGACCGTCACAGACGAAGCTGAGCAAACACATTCGTTAGCCGATTGGCTCGATGGTGTGGACGAGGCTGACCTCAAGGCTCAAGAGGTTAAGCGCGCCGGTGTTTACGACACAATCTGTAGTGCGGATCTTCTGGATGTGGACGGTCAGCCAATGCGCGGGCAGATGGCTTCCGAATGGCGAGCGGGCACCGCCTGCGCTTTCATTGTCAAGGGTTCGGTGTACGTGAGCATCCCAAAGATCTTGTGAGGCCAACATGGCAACAGTCAGTTTGAATTCGCACAGGGCAAAACCCGACAGCATAACTGTTGACCAGGAGAAGTTTGTTGAGGTGGCGGAGCGATTG